GAATTAACACCGTGAGAATCATCAAGTAATAATTCATCAGCATAGTTCCCTGCAGTGCCCTGCTCATAAGCCTTTTTAAGTCCTGTTAATCTGCCGTTGCCTGCAATCGCTCTGGTTATGTTCGGATCGTCACTGTAAAACTTTTCGTTTTCTGCACCGTTAATATTGTGTGAGGTTTCTACTGCATCCGCATCAATAACGGCATACTGTACCTTATAGCGTGTTCCGTCACTGGCAACCGCAGTAGTTACCTTTCCTAACTGCTCTGCAGGGATTGATCCATAAGCAATTACAGGAGCACCATCAGATAATGAGCTGTTATTTGATAAGCGCATATAATCAGGATCTTTTGCAATCTCTCTGATCTGTGTCTGTGAAATCTGAGAAGTGCGATCACGGTTCTGAATGATTACACTCTTATCAACTTTTTCAGGTAAAGAATAATCCATTTGATTATTCTTTTGACGTTGCTCTAATAGCTGTTCTCTGCGTGACTTAGGTTTATTCTGTTCTGCTTTTTGAGCGGTTTTATTTGCTTTGGTTATATGCTTGCCGTTGAATTTACCGCCCATGCCTCCCAAGATTTGACCTGTTTCACCGTCAATAAGTGCGTGTCTGCCTCTTGCATTTTCACCATTAGGCTTAACAGTGATCCACTTTGCTTCATCCTGAGTGAGTTTAGCTCTTGCTCTTGCCATGCCTCGCCCAAACGCAACGCCTAACTTAAAAGCTATTCCTGCCCTTTGTGCAATCTGTTTATCCATTTTTACCGCCTTAAATTTATTCCATACTTTAAAATTCTAAGGTTATTTTCGTGAATTTGTATAGGTGTATGCTCTCTGAAATAGTTTAGTGCCTGTGTCATGCAATCTACTTGATCGTCATGATCGACTGCAGGAAAGTTGATTAATTCATAATCAAGATCGGCTCTATAAGATGCTTTTTCAGGTAGATAAACATTACCAGAATCAACAAATATGCTTACTGCTTCCGCTCTGGCGATCTTACTCTCTGTAGGTACAATCGGAATTAAACCGCTTATGTGTTCTTTCAGCGTTGAAATAATCGCTGATCCGTTTGCCTTATCCTCTATCAGCCATCCGATCACATTTCGCCATTTTTCTGCAACCTGAATAAAGATCTGTAAAGTCTTAACAAAGTCCCACTGTCCTCTAACTTCATCTAATAGATAGTAGTCTGCGCCTTTTTTACCCCAGATTTGACCGACAACAAAATCATTATCTTTTTTGTCTTTAAATGTCATATCCCACGATCCGACTATGCGATCAAACTGTAATGGCTTGCTTTTTTCGTTATAGGTTCTGAAATGTTCGAGCTTAAATATTGCGCCCTCTTTAGGCACTGGATGTTGTTGGTACAAACTCGCCCATTCATAAGCACCGATTGTTTCTTTAATTGCGTTTAAAGTTTCAAGTGAATACCTTTCTGGATGTAACGCTTCGCCTTTCTTTCTGTGAGGTTCGTCACGCTCTGCAATTGCCTGATATTCAATAACTTTAAACTGATCAGCTTTTTCTTCGGTGTGCATTTTGCTGATTAACTGCCCTGCTAGATCGGCAATATGCCATCTTGTCTGCAGGATAATTACACCGCCACCGTCACTTAATCGAGTGTAAGCAGTCGATTTATACCAGTCATAGGTCTTTTCTCTTATTGTTGGTGAGTTCGCATCCGCTCTATCTTTAAAAGGATCATCAATGATTAGAATATCGCATCCCATACCAGTTACACCACCGCCCACGCCTGCAGATCGGTATGATCCTTTATGGTTTACGATTTCAAAAAGTGAATCTGTCTTTTTATACTGTGGGTATGCTTTACCGCCTAAAAAAGTTTCTGGAAAGATCTTTTTATAATTATCGCTGTCAATTATTCTTTGAACATCCAGATTAAAACGGCTTGCAAGATCGCCTGAATAGGAGGCACTGATAATATTAAGATTAGGATCACGCCCAAAAAGATATGCAGGAAAATTACGGCTTATAATCTCTGATTTACCAGATCTTGGAGGTAAACAGATTATAATTCTAGGTGATTTCTTTGCTTTAACATCCTCATAAAACTGATCGAGTGTAGCACATATTTCTTCATGTACCCACCCCATCATATAATCATCATTGTTATAAAGGATAAAATCTTTTAGATGCGTTTGAGCTGATCGCCTCATCTGCTCTCGTTTCAAACGCCTTAATTTTTCCTGTTTAAGCTCCTCTAGGGAAAACTTAACCTTTTTAGTAGAATACATTACTAATCTTGCTCTGTTTCTTTATCTGCCTTTTTTTCTAGTTTCTTAATCTGCAGATCAAGATCTGCATCTGATAGATCCTCAACGCTTTCGATATTAACTTTAGCATTGATATTTGTCTGCTCTTTATTCCACTGTTCAGGATCTGCGTTTTTCAAAAAGAATATTTGCGCTGTTACATTTCCACGTTGAGCGGTTTTGATCAGTGATTCAGCAACTTTCTTTACTCCAATTGCTCTACCCTCTTTTAAAGCTCTATCCCATTCAGGATGCTCGTCACGGTGATCATAATAAAAACTAGGATTTAAACCTAAACAACGGCAAATTTTATCTATGCTCAAATTCATTGAAGCCAGTTCTCTGATTTTGTCGCAGTTCATTAGTTCCAGTTTTTCTTTTGTTCTGTTAGGATTACGCCCTCTGCCCAATGCTGTTGTAGCTCTCATTCTGTTACCTCGCTTTAACTTAACACTGCCATTGCATCTAAATACATTTGATATTGATGTTTTGGCACAAATAATTTTTCTGTTTTCAGTAAAGAATTATCCGATAAAATAACTCTTTTTTCTTTTTCAGCAATACAAATAAAATCTTCTGGCATTTGATATTCTGAAATAATTACTAACTGTTTTTGCTTGTTACACCATTTATAAAATTCATTATGGTTAAAATATACTGTATATTTTGCAGTATCTTTATAAGGCGGATCACAATAGATAACACTGTTATTTTTAATGCGAACACGTCTATAATCTAAGCTCTGCAACCGCTCTAAACTCTCTAAGCGGTTTAAAGCCTCTATATTCTGCATTTCTAATCTATTCAGTTTTAATAACTCTTTTACTTGTTTTGTTAGCTCTATTCTTCCTGATATTTTTGTTTTCAGTTCTATTCCTAAATCCTGTAATAATTTAAAATCATCAAAACAAATAGCATAATGTAAAGCCTTTTTTAACTGTTCCGTTTTCTCTGAGTAACAATAGCACCTTAGATTATTTCCAAAACTAAAACAGATCGCTACGTATGGATCTTTTGTTTTTAGCCGTTCAAATTCATTTCTACTAATCCACCTGTTTTCAAGCGCATACCCCCCCCGAATGGCGGTATAAAAGGCGTTACAGACCATTTTATTAAGTTCATTATAAATAACGTGCTTAAATTTACCGCTTTCGCAGGCACAATGCGTTATAGCTCCTCCGCCTCCAAAAAGATCGTACAAATTATCTTTTTTCGGTAAATGCTCAATCACCCATTTAGCGATCTGATTTTTAGATCCCATGTAGGGCATCCCATAACGCATTTATTTTGTTAACCTCGTTTACAAGTGACATACAAGTGACATTTTTTATGTCACTTCTAATTGAAATTATTTATATTCGTTTCTGTCTGTTTCCAGATACTCAATAACGTGTTGTATTTGAGTTTTAAAAGATCGTATTCTTTAGCCTGCTTTAATAATTTTTCTGATAATCCTTTAAAATCTCTGTTGTCTTTGATATGGCATTGATCTGCTCTCTTTGCTGTAGTTCCTGCGGTAGTGTTGGCATCTGGGGGCAACTGCATTTTGTAGGTACTTTGACCGTATGACTGCAACCCTGCATCAAGCAGGCTAACACTAACACTATAAGCATTTTCAATGTCTTGCTTGTCTTTTTCTGCATAGTTCATAACCTCGTTTACTTTATTTTTTAATTCTGTCTGTGTGTCTATTTTTTTTATCAGATTTTCGTTTTCAATCTGCAGTGCTTTATTTTCTATGCTCTTTATTTCTAGTATATAGTAATCTCGTGTAATTTTTTGACCAATATAAAAACCACACCCAAAAACCGCTACTGCCACACCTAAGAATATAAATATTTTATTGATCTGACTTGATGCAAACATTTTAATTCCTTATGTTAAAAATACAAAATCTTATTATATTTCAATATGTTATATCGGACCGATACACAACAAAAAACCGCTATAAAGCGGTTTAAAAAAATCATTATCAGCTATTTCTAAGTATAGTAAGCATTTTTAACAACTGTAACAGCAACGTTAAATCATGCCGTTTTATTTTCTGTGTATATCGTATTGCACTGTCTAA